ATGATAGAGAAAAGAAAGAGGCAGATGCAATCAAACGCAAATCAAGATATAGTTAAAGGAGTTATTGTTTAGTCGTGGCAGTTTCCAATGTAGAATTAAGAGTTGGTGCTACCCAAGCGATTACAGCGTTAAAGAATGTAAATACACAGGCACAAAAATTTAATCAAACTGTAAACGGAACACAAAGCAAATTAAAAGACGCTAATAAAGCTTTACCTATACTTTCAAAGGGTTTTTTTGGTGCTGGTGCTGGTGCAAAAGGGGCGGCTGTAGGTTTTAGAGCTGCTGGAGCTGCATTAGCAACAGCTTTAGGCCCTATTACTGCTGGACTAACTTTAGTTGCTGCGTTAGGAAAAACATTTACAAATTTAGCGGCTGCTGATTTTGCTAGTGCAAAGGTTAAAACTTTAGGAGTTGATGTTGATACTTTAAATCCAAAACTTGCAAGTTTATCTAATCAGCTTAGTGGTCAAGTTTCTCAACTTGATTTGCTATCAGCATCTTATGATGTGGCATCTGCTGGCTTTGGTGAGGTGGCAGAACTTTCAGATGTTTTAAAAGCATCACAGTTAGGTGCTACTGGTGGATTTTCTGAATTGGCTACTGTTGCTGATGCAACTACCTCTGTCCTTAATGCTTATGGCTTGAGTTCAGATCAGGCTGCAAAACTTGTAGATGGATTTATTCAGACTCAGAATGATGGTAAAATTGTTGTAGATCAATATGCACAGCAGATAGGTCGTTTAGCACCCATAGCGGCTGGTGCTGGTGTTGGGATAGATGAACTGAATGCTGCGATATCTACTGTCACTGCAACTGGTGTTCCTGTTGAATCAACCTTTGCTGGATTACGACAAGTTATTGCTGCGATACAAAAGCCGACCAGTGAGGCAGCACAAGCGGCAAAAGAATTAGGTATAGATTTTAGTGCTACTGCTTTGAGTACAAAAGGTTTAGGAGGTGTATTAGAGGAGCTTGTTGCGAAAGGTGGAGCCAGTGAAGAAACACTTGCAAAATTCTTTGGATCTGTTGAAGCAAGAACAGCAATATTACCTCTGTTAAATGACCAACTTGTAAGCTTCAATAAAAATTTAGAGAATCAGGCAAATGCTCAAGGCACTGCGGCTGAGGCTGCATTTACAGCATCAAATACAATTCAAGGACAATTAACAAGACTAGGGACTGCGTTTACAAATTTAACCACTGATGGATCAGAGTTTGGAGTAATCATTAGAGAAACTTTAAAAGTAACTGCTGTTACTGTTGAGGCTTTAGCTGCGGCTGCTAAATTAGTTGCCGCTCCACTTAGAGCTATTATTGCTCTTGTTGCCGAAGTGGGTTCTGTAATAGGAAAAGCGATAGGAATAGATGCAACAAAAACTTTATTTAATCTTGAACAAGGCTGGATAGGGATTAAAGAAGCAGTAACAGAAATTTCAGATAGAGTTATCTTTGTTGGGAAAGTTATAGGAGGTGTTATTGGTAATGCAGCTTTAGCGATAGGTGAGTTTGCTAGTGGTATTAGAGAAACAATAGGAGGAGTTGCACAAAGGATTGCTGATTTCTTTAGACAAGCTTTTGAAAAAATAGTAAGTTTTATTCCAGAACCTTTGAAGAGATTATTAGGTGGTCTTGAATTACCACCGATTGATTTAAAAATCCAAGGTATAAAAGATTTTGGTAAAGACTTTCTTAAAGGTGCAAAAGAAAAAGCTGAAGAATTAAAAAATACTGTTATTGAATTTAGTGGTGTTGAAAGAGAAATTACTGAAGAAAACAATAAACAAATTGATGCAAAAAATAAAATAGTAGCAACAAATGGAAAGATAAAAACATCTGTTGATGCTGTTACTAATGCTGAAAAAAATGCAACAGATCAAGCAGATAAGTTAAAAGATAAATTTATGAAAATAGGGGAAGATATTGAAAGAGGTATTGTTACAAATTTAACTGACGCTGTTATGGGTACAAAATCTCTTGCAGACGCAGCTTCAAGCATATTAAATAATCTTAAAAGACAACTAATTGAACTTGCAATACAAAGGGCTGTTTCTGGTATAGGAGGCAAAATTGGTGGATTTTTAGGTAGAGCATTTAGTGGAGGAAAAGAAAGAGGCGGTAGAGTTTCTGCTGGTGGTGCTTTTGTAGTTGGTGAAAGAGGCCCTGAGATTTTGCAAATGGGATCAAAGGGTGGCAATATTATTCCAAACAGTGCTATTGGTAAGGGTGGCGGCACTACTACTAATTTAGTGACTGTGAATGTAGACGCTTCTGGCTCATCTGTTTCTGGTAATACTGCTGATGCAAACGCACTTGGACAAGTTATAGGGGCTGCTGTACAAGCTCAACTAATTAAAGAAAAACGTGCTGGGGGTTTACTAACTAGATAAATGGCAACTTTTCCAAGTATCTCTCCGACCTACGGAATGAGAAAAACAAGCTCACCTAGAATAAGGACAACTTCTTTTGGTGATGGATATGAGTTTAGGGCTTTATTTGGTTTGCCTTTGACTCAAGATCCTAAAGTATATGATCTTACTTTTAACGTGTCTGAAACGGAAGCTGATGTAATAGAAGGATTTTTAAGAAGTAGAGTAAACGATCAGGCAAGCTTTACATTTACCCCACCAGAAGAAGGAAGTACACAAACAGGTACATATTCACAATCAGGTACTACAGTTACAATAACTATTACAAATCATGGTTTAGCTATTGGTGATGTAGTAACTATCGACTACACCTCTGGATCAGCTACTGATGGAGATTTTGCTATAGCAACAACAGCAGATGTCAACACCTTTACTGTCACAGCAGCTTCATCTGGTACAAATAGCGGTAATGTTACTGTCACTTTATCTGGTGCTGGTCAATATGTTTGTCAATCTTGGACTAAATCAATTCCTTACAATAATAGAGCAACTTTAAACTGCACTTTTAGAGAAGTATTTGAACCCTAATGGCAATACCTACAGCAGAACTGCAATCTCTTTCAAATAAATCAATTATTGAACTTTATTCAATTACATTAGTTTCTGCTTTGCATGGATCAACTGATGTTACTAGGTTTCATTCTGGTGTTGGAATGAACAGCAATGCAAATATTATTTGGCAAGGAAATACATACACAAGATTTCCTGTAATCGCAGAGGGTTTTGAATATGTAGGTAAAGGAACTCTGCCAAGACCAACACTCACAGTTTCTAATGTTTTAGGAACTATTACGGCATTGATGGCAACTGTAAATGCAACAACACCTTTTAACGATTTACAGGGTGCAAAATTAATTCGTCATAGGACAATGGCACAGTTTTTAGACGCTGCAAACTTTCCATCAAATCAAAATCCATTTGGCACACCTTCAAGCACTACAGAACTACCTCAAGAAATTTATTTTATTGATAAAAAAATTGTTGAAAATAGAGAGGTTGTACAGTTTGAGTGTGTTTCTGCTTTAGATCTTGAAAATATTCGTGCGCCAAAAAGACAAGTAACTAGAAAAGATTTTCCCTCAGTCGGGACTTTTACATGACTTGGAAAGATAAAGCTGCTGAATATGCTGTTGAGTGCTTACCTAAGGAGGCTTGTGGTTTGTTAGCGATTATTAAGGGCAAAGAAACCTTTTGGCCTTGTGAGAATCTATCAGAAGCACCTGACGAATACTTTGTAATGTGTCCTGATTCATGGGCTGAGTGTGAGGATCAAGGAGAGCTTATTGGTATAGTTCACTCCCACCCTTATGGTTCTGCTTTACCATCTGAAGCTGACAAAGCATCTTGTGAGCATTTGGGTTTACCTTTTTATATTTACAGTATTGATCATAAAGATTGGTACACTTTCAAACCTAGTGGATATAAGTCTGGACTTTTTGGAAGGACATGGATCTGGGGAAAGCATGATTGTTGGAGTATAATTTCTGATTGGTATTTAGAAACAAAAAATATTAAATTAAGAGAGTGGAAAAGACCAAAATCAATAAAAAATTTTATAGAAAATCCATTATTTGAAAAGGGGTTGCCAATTACAGGATTTGTTAAACAACCTACACATGATGATATTCAAATTGGTGATGTTTTACTATTTCAAACAACGTCAGGCAATTTAGACCATGTTGCTGTTTACATAGGTGATAATATGATTTTAAATCATAATATAAAAAAATTAAGTTGCCGAGAGCCTTTTGATTTGGTTTATCAGCAAGCACTTAAAGGGGTTTACAGGTATGAAGCTTAGAAAACTTACAGTTTATGGAAGGCTTAGAAAATTTTTAGGTCAATCACATTTTGAAGTTGCTGTTAATAACCCTAAACAGGCTTTTGCTTTTTTGATTGCAAACTTTCCAGAAGTAGAAAACCACATGACTAATCAGTTGTATAAGGTAAAAATGGGAGATCTAGAAATAACAGAGGATTTGTTAGAAATAAAAGGTGATGGAGACATAAAAATAATTCCTATTGCTCATGGTGGCGTAACAATAGCGGCTGGAGCTTTGTTAGGAGGTATTGGCTCTGGGGCTGTTTTGGGTGGTGTTACTGCTGGATTTTTCTCAACTGCTATAGGTGGTGTAGTCGCAAGTGGATTAACTGCTATTGGTACTTCAATGCTTATTGATGGAGTTACAAGTATTATTGCACCAACTCCTAAAGTGCCTAATTTTAATTCCTCTGATTCTTTATCAGATAATGACCCAAACGTACAGGCAAACTTTGGTTTCAATTCAATTACTAATACCACAAGGGCTGGTGTACCAGTACCAATTATTTATGGTCAAGTTTTTACTGGATCTATTGTGATTAGCTCTGGCATTGATACAGTTCAAGTGGAGGGAACAGCAACATAATGGCTACTTTCGATCCAGCTTTTACTAATGGATTAATAACTAACCTTACAAATCCAGATTTACCAGCAGACTCATTAGCATCTAAACAGTTTCAAACGCTGATTGATCTCCTCTCAGAAGGAATTATCTCAGGATTCCCCTCTGCTACAGGTTCTCAAGGTTCTACAGAATATAACACAAGTGCTTTAAAAGACGTATTTCTCAACGGTACACAAGTCTTACAGCAAGCTGCTGGTACAAGTCCAGATAGTACTGACTTTAATTTTCAGAATATCTCATTTGAACCTAGATTTGGCACTTCAGATCAAACAGCTATCGCTGGTATTTCAGAAAGTGAATCAGAAACTGCTGTTGGTGTAACAGTGACAAAAGATACACCTGTCTCAAGATCTATAACAGATACAAATATTGATGCTGTTAGGGTTACTGTTGCATTTCCTCAACTACAAAAGTTTGAAGATAATGGCGATATAAACGGTGCTGAAGTAGCTCTTTCAATCCAGACTATAGAAAATGACGGCACTACTCAAACTGTGATCACAGACACAGTAAAAGGTAGGGCAGCAAGTACATATTTTAGAGATTACAAAATTAATTTACCCTCTGGCACAAGCTTTCCAGTAACTATAAGAGTAAATAGAACAACTGATGACAGCACTGATTCATTTTTGAATGATAGTTTTCAGTGGTCATCTTTCACAGAGATAATAAATGAGTCTAGAGCTTATGCTAATTCTGCTCATATAGGAATACGTTTTGATGCTGAAACCTTCCCAAGTGTCCCTTCACGAATGTATAGGGTCAGGGGAACGCTTATAAAGATTCCTCATAATGGTACTGTCAGGGCTGATGGTTCAATATCTTATTCTGGTACTTTCAATGGTACTTTTAAAACTGACAAAGAATACTCAAATGATCCAGCATGGGTTTTGTATGATTTGTTAACTACATCAAAAGGTTTTGGAGATCACATAGATACAACACAATTAGATGTTTTTAGTTTTTACTCAGCCTCTGTTTATTGTTCAGAGCAAGTAGATGATATGACAGGAAATAATACTACTGAGGCAAGGTTTTCAACAAACGTGGTTCTCAATACCCAGCGTGACGCATATTCATTGATTAATGATCTTAGTTCAGTAATGAGGGTAATGCCATTTTATAGTGCAGGGGTAATAAATATTTCTCAAGATCGCCCTACAGATCCAAGCTACATTTATAATCTCAGCAATGTAACCGCAGAAGGTTTTTCGTATTCAAATGCCAGTAAATCTACAAAAGCAACTGTTGTTAATGTTGGATACTTTGATAATGAAACTCAATCCATAGATTATGAAACTGTTGAAGATACTGCACTTCAAGCTAAATATGGTGTTGTTGTTCGCAATCTTAAAGGCTTTGCTACTACTTCAAGAGGTCAAGCTGCAAGGCTTGGAAAATGGTTTTTGTACACACAATCTAATGAGGCTGAAATCTGCTCATTCAAAACTTCAATAGAATCTGGAACAATAGTAAGAGTTGGAACGATAATATCTGTTCAAGACCCTATGAGAGCAGGGGTTAGAAGAGGTGGAAGGATTAAAACAGGAGTTTCTACAACACAAATAATAGTAGATGATTCTAATAATACTGATTTGGTCACCTCTGATTCAGCAACACTATCTGTCATATTGTCAGACGGCACTCTTGAGACAAAAACAATTTCAAGTATTTCTGGAACAACTATAACTGTATCCTCTGCATTTTCATCTGTTCCTCAAGCAAATTCTGTATGGGTAATTGAAAATACTTCTTTATCACTTCAAACTTTTAGAGTTTTTTCAGTAAAAGAAGTTAATCAAATCGAATATGAAATCCAAGCTGTTGCTCATAATTCATCTAAATATAGTTTTGTTGAAGATGGGTCTACTTTGCAAACAAAAACTATATCTAATCTTACTGCCCTTAAAGACTCTCCAAGTAACTTACAAGGGTCTGAACAAATCGTTGTTTTAAATAATCGTGCTGTATCTAAATTGTTTATTCAATGGCAGCCTGTTTCTGGTGTAACAGAATATATGGTGCAGTATAGATTTAAAAATGAAAACTTTATATCTGAAAGGGTAAAAAGACCAGATTTCACAATATTTGAAACACAACTTGGAACTTACGAAGTAAGAGTATTTAGTTATAACGGAATAGGTAAACCAAGCACCACACCATCAACAACAACTTTTACAACTGTAGGTAAGACAGCTTTACCCGAAGATCCAAGCGGTTTGACTCTTGAACCTGTGTCAGATCAGTTTGTACGACTACGTTTTAACCCCTCTACCTCTGTTGACGTACTCCACGGAGGAACGATATCAGTGAGGCATACTCCCTCTGTTGATCCAGCAGTTGCAACATTTCAAAACTCTACAGAAATAATCCCTAAACTTGCTGGCAATATCACAGAAACACTTGTCCCAGCACTTACTGGAACTTACAGTATTAAATTCATTGACGACACTGGAAATAGGTCAGACAATGCAGCAAGAATAATAGTTACAGCACCAGACCCACAACCAAATCAAGTAATACTTACAGAAAGAGAAGATACTGACGTACCACCATTTCAAGGTAATAAAGTGAATACCTTTTATGATTCAACCTTTGATGGACTTTTATTAGATGGGACTTTGTTGTGGGATTCAATTACGCAAAATATTGACGATTTATCTAATATTGATTTTGCTGGACCAGTAAACTCAAGTGGTTCCTATGAGTTTCAAAACAAAGTTGATATGGGTGCGATCTTCAACTTGATGTTAAAAAGAAGGTTTGTCACCTCTGGTCTTTTAGTTAATGATCTAATTGATTCAAGAACTGCCCTCATAGATACTTGGACTGAATTTGACGGAACACAAGCAGACGATGTCAACGCAAAACTTTTAGTAGCAACAACTGATATAGACCCAGCAACTTCAGTTTCAGCCACTTATGAACAAAGCGGAACAACTATTACTATCACAAAAACAGATCATGGATATTCTGTAGGAGATTTTGTTGTAATAGATTTTACTGCTGGTTCTGCCACAGATGGCAACTATGAGATTCAAACAGTACCAAATGCAAACACATTTACAGTGACCGCCAGTGCTAGTGCAACAATATCAAGCGGAACTTCATGTACCTATGGAGCAAATTTCACTCAGTTTAATACTTTTGCAAATGGAGAATATACAGGAAGAGGATTTAAATTTAAAGTTGAACTTACCTCAGATGACCCAGCACAAAATATTAATGTTTCTGAACTTGGTTACGAAGCAAGCGTAAAACGTAGAACAGAAACTGTAAATACTTCAATCGCAAGTCAATGTGCAACTACTGGCTCTGCGAAAACAGTGACATTTGGAAGTCCATTTTTTGCTGGTACTGGTTCTCTTGGAGGATCAACGACTGCATTTTTGCCAACAATAGGAATAACTCTTGAAGGTGCTGTTTCTGGTGATTATTTTAAAATTACTTCTATCACAGGGACACAATTTGTTATAGAGACAAGAGATAGTAGCAATGCTTTTAAAGATTTGAGTTTTAAATATACAGCAATCGGGTTTGGTAAAGGAACTTAATTATGTTTATATTTAAGTTATCAGTTATTCTATACTTAAATAAAAAGATTTAGTAATGGCTACACATGACTATGATATTGCTAACCAATCAGGTGCGGCATTTAGAACAGACTTAAATAATGCCCTTGCTGCAATACAATCTAATAACTCTAATTCTTCAAGTCCAGCAACAACTGTAGCTTATCAATGGTGGGCTGATACTACAGCAGGGACTTTAAAAATAAGAAATGCAGCTAATAACGCATGGATAGAGTTATTTCAATTAGACGGCACATTGACTCTTGAAGATGGGTCTGCAAGTACACCAGCATTAGCATTCAGAGACGATTTAAACACAGGTATTTTTAGTTCTGCTGCTGATACTTTCGATATTGCAACAGGTGGTACAGCCAGAATTAGTGTAACAACCACAGGAATGTCTATAAATGATAGTGGTGCTGATTTTGACATAAGGGCTGAAGGTACTGGAAACGCAAATTTATTTTATTTAGATGCTGGAAATAATCGCATAGGAATTGGTACAAACACCCCTGCGGCCTTTTTTACAATTTTAACTAATACTGATGGCACAACTGATTTAATAAAACTACACGCAGACGCAGATGGTACTAATAATGGTATAGGTTCAATAAAATTTTCGGGAAATACAGGAGATCATGCTGCATTTATAAAGGGTGGACATACAACTGGTGGTGATTCTGTGCTTCTTTTCTTTACAGACGATCATACTAGTGGATTTGCACCTACAGAACGCATGAGGTTGTCAGCAGCAGGTGAAATGCTTTTAGGTTGTTCAGCTTCCCAAGCAGTTGGTGGTGGGGGTGCCTCTTTATTTGAAATAGAAACTACTTCTGAAAATGCTATTTCATGTGTTGCACATAGAGGCTCAAGTAATACAAGCGGTTCAATTTTAATACTTGGAAAAAGTCGTGGCACTTCTGCTGGTGCTGTTACTGCTGTTGCTGAAAATGACGAACTTGGTGCTTTAAGATTTGCTGGTGCAGATGGTACAGATAATACATCAAGAGGTGCAGAGATAAGTTGTGAAGTGGATGGTACAGTTGGTTCTAATGATTTGCCAGCACGTTTGATTTTCAAAACAACGTCAGATGGTTCTAATGCACCTACTGAAAGAATGGTTTTAGATAGTGTAGGTCTTTTAAAAGTTAAATCAACGACAGATGGCACTGTCGATCTTCTTGAATTACACGCTGATACTGACGGCTCGAACAATGGTGTCGCATCTTTAAAATTTACTGGCAACACAGGTAATCATGCTGCATTTATACAAGGTGGACATGAAACTGGCGGGAATACCAATTTAATGTTTTTAACAGATGACCATGACTCAGGAAAAGCTCCGACAGAACGATTAAGAATAAGAAATGATGGTGCTTTATATGCTCAAATGACAAGTGCAAGTCAAGCACACCTAACGCTGAAAAAAGCAAGTAGTGCAGGAGATTCACCTGACTTTTTACAATGTAGAAATAATGCTAATAGTTTACACGCGGTTATTGAGCCTGATGGAGATTTAAAAAACCTCAATAATAGTTATGGACAGGTTTCAGACATTAAACTTAAAGAAAATATTGTAGATGCTAACTCACAATGGAATGATATTAAAGCAATAAAAGTAAGAAACTTCAAATTTAAGGAATCAACTGGTTTTTCTACACATACACAGATAGGTGTTGTAGCACAGGAACTAGAAATTTCTAGTCCTAATCTTGTCTATGAATCAATTGACAGAGATCCAACAACAGGAGAAGATTTAGAAACTAAAACAAAAAATGTAAGGTATTCTGTTATGTATATGAAAGCAATAAAATGCTTACAAGAAGCAATGACAAAAATTGAAACATTAGAAACTAAAGTTGCAGCTTTAGAGGCTGCTTAGTAATATTGGATAACTTAAAGAAATTAAATGGCTACACCACAAGAACTTTATGACGAAGCAAAAACTCGTCTTGATTTAAACATTGCAAAAGTACAAATTCTTGAAAAAGAAATACAGCAGAAACTTGCTGAAAAAAATCAACTAATGCAACCAATTATTGAAGATCAAGGTGCATTGAAACAGTTTGCAAAACTTCCTGATGTTGTTACAGAAACTATTGAACCTTTGAAATCAAAGTAAAATAAGATAAAACATTTTTTATTATGGCTGTTTCTTGGAATGTTGTAAAACTTGTTAAAGCAGATTCTTTTGGGTCATTATCTGATGTTGTTACAGAAATCCATTGGAGTGCAAGCGATTCTGAAATTGTAGGTAGTGGTGATTCTGCTGTTGAGCATATTGGTTCTTCTTATGGTTCAGTAGCACTTGCAGATCCACAATCCAGTTCTTTTACTGAATATGCAAAAATAACAGAAGAAAATGCAATCACATGGCTTAAGTCAGCCTTAGGTTCTGAAAATGTAACAGTAGTTGAAAATTACATTGCTGAAAAAATATCTAAATCTAAAAATGCAACGGTTAGTGCTGCTGTACCGTGGTAAATTTAAAATTTTACTTTTTCGTGCATTTGTTTGGTCATCATTCCACCAATTAGATATAATGGGGCAAGTCCTACCAGTAAAAACAGGCACATTAATGTAATGGGTGCTAGGGCCTTAATAAACGCTTGTTTCCACATAAAATGTTTCAAAAAATTTGTCAGATAGCTTCATTGTTGTCTTTATTCCTTACCTTGTCAATGCTGGGCGGCTCATACTACGCTTACCGCTTTGTAACCAGTGAACAGTTCAAGGCCAGAGTTATGAATGAAGTTTTGGACAATGTGCAAGGCATGATGCCAAAAGTTTTGGATAATGCTTTACCAGATATGACAGGCGGCACTATTCCAGAATATATAAAGCCTAAAAATTAATGGAGATACCAGAAATAGGTATCAAACAAATAAATGTCCCAGAAATTTATATTCCTGAGATATATAAGCCAGATCCTGTATTGCCTGTAATAACAAATTTAGAAATAGATGTTGTAGGTTGTACTTATCAGCATAGAGATATAAAAAATACTGGTAATACACAGCTTTTACTTGATGACCCAAACGGCGTGTTTCTAACGTGTGGTGAGTCTTTATTTCCTAGCTTTTACCCTATGGATTACAAACCAGATCAGTTGGTAATTACTGAAGATCTACCTATTACAAATGATGCTCCACCTATGCCAGAGGCAGATATTCCAAAAACAAAAGCACCAGAAAAGAAAAAAAAAGAATTAGTAATCCCAGAGTGTCCTGATAAAAAGGTAGATCAGGCTGTTGGAGATTACAGAAATTCAAAACGCATTGAAAGAGTTGTAGGGCATAAGTTATCCTCAGACAAAACAGAGTGTATTACCATCTATGAGGACGTACCCTTTCGAGAGACTTTTATTGGTACACCTGAAGTTCTTGTTTCTACTTTTGCTATTGGTTTGGTCGCTGGTAGCTCTGCGGCTCTTGTCCCTCTGATACAAGGGGCTGCGAAGGCTGCTATAAAAAATATAACTAAGCGTTTTTCTAAAAAAGACAAGGTATAAACATAAGCAAAGGATTTTACAAGCCCTTTACAGGCGATTTAAATGCCCTATTTTTTTTCGATTTTGTG